CCGCTGCTCCAGTTCAGGGTCTGCGTCAGGGGCACGTCGGTCGCGCCGTTTGCCGGGCTCACAAGAGTGGCGGGGTTGGGCGCGCTGGTGACAGGTTCGAAGGATATGTTAAGCACGAAATAGACCATTTATGAGCACGAGCATGTGTTTCTCCACGGCATGCTGAGTGCCATAAATCTTCTCTACGGCAGGGAAAATGAAATAAGACTTCAGGAATTTGTTCGGACTCCAAGCCCAATCGTTGGTAGCTGTACGATGTACAAACATTCCTCCTAAAAAGGTAACGCCACTAGGATGAAACCAAATCTCCTTCTCAGAATTTTCTTCAAACTCTGGAATCAAACCCAATCGTTTCCATTGGTGGAGAGTGGCTTCGCGGTAGCGGTGGAACTGAAATCGTCCCTTAGACCAACAGTTGACAAAAGTCATCACAGTCGCAATCTTCTGACCAAAAACGGCCTTGACAGAAGTCAAGGGTTCACCGGTATTAGTGGTTGGCTTCTTCTTGTTCCAGAAAAATCTGCCACGTGCATCACACATGAGCCGATATTTTCCGGTCAACAAAGCAAACTGAGCACTCATATGGGTCTCGGTGAGGCCATTAGAGAGCACGTTCACAAATTTCATGAACGCGCGCTGAAACAGAAGTCCACACGACTTGTCACAGTTGACCATGTCAAGCGCACATGCAAGCCAATCACCATTCTCATCAACAAACACCGCATAATGGTCATCACCGTGCATGCACACGTGAAAACCAAACATGGTGACGGAGTCCGTCATCCATTCCCCCAGCCAATCAGACCGAGGTTTTGGGATGTAAGTCATGGAAAAAGTGAAAACGCCTGGCACTGCCGCCTCTATAGGGGTCAACTGGCATGTGTCATACCCAGTGACCGACCACATGTGCCGGCCTTCTAGATAAGACTTCAGTGGGACTGCAACAGCCATCCCTGGGATGTCTGCTTCAGCTTTGGGTGTGATAGGTCGGGTCTTAGAGGCAACCTCATAAGGTTCCGCCATTGCAGGTTGGTTGGGTATGATCTCATCCTGTTTCGGAATGATTTTATCGGGGCGGGCTAAATCACTGCCCGCCGCCCACTTCCTAATTTGTTCAATGGTCTCTTCTTTATGCGCCAGGGTCCAGGGCCGCTGTTCAATGTACTCAATCAAAGCTTGAGAATCCAGAGGCTTGAAATTGCAACCAAGCTTCTCAACCCAAAGGTCGATAGCATAGTCAGCTTCTTTCCAAGCCAATGGTTCAGCTTCATAAGGCAAGGGTTTCTCCAAACGCTGTGCTTCGATCAGGACCGCATTCAAGAAGCTGTTACTAGGTTTCACAAGCAGCTTGTCGCAGTCACTCTCGATCACAAGGGGCTTCTGGGAATTGGCAGCCACACTCATTTCGTTGAGCAAAAGCTCATCGTCGCGAATGTAGTGCTGTTCACCATCAGGCGTTTCAGTGAAAACAGTGGATTGAGCCACCATATTGGCGGGGGTAGTAATGGGCACATACTCAAATTTGTCAGCACTCATCATCTCGATCTCATCAAGCATGACTGCGCATTCCAACTCATGCAACAAAGGTTCCAACCATCCCGAAGGAGTGGCGAAATAATTGTATATCGCATGAAGCAAGATTGCTGCAGGCAGAGGCAACAATGACATGACAATGTGAGCAAACAAATTGGCAAGAGAAGCCAGCAGCATTGCTGTGTAGGTCTGCGGAAGGGCACCATCATCCAACAGCTGAGAGAAACTGTTGAACACATTCTCCACCATAGCGAGGATCACCGTAATCGGGAGGCCCCCAGCCTTCTTAGCGGACTCTTCAGTTATGGCAGTCATAACACTCCACAAGATTGTCGCAGCCTCCTCGAAGGCCGCGACTGCTTGTGGGTGCTTTGACGCCCAACTAACAGTCTGCAAGATGCGGTTGCGCAACCAATCAACAGTGGTAATCTTGTGAAGCAACTTGTTCCAAACGCGGGGTACGCCAGTGCGGCGCACTGTGGACCGGACGACCTTGACCAAAGAAGACCCAACACTTTTAGGAGTGAGGGTGTCTTTGAGCCAAGCCGCTCCGGAACACAGGCGTTCCCAGACCCAACGCAGACCCTCGAAGACAGTTCGCGCCAGTTCCAAAATAAAATCTGAGCGCGTCTGTCTCTTCGTGAGTCTGGCATAGGCCTGTGCAACTGGTTCGGGCACACCAAGATCAGCGCAAATACGCGCAGCCGTCTGCTTAAGAGCGGCATCTTGGTAGTCGTCGTGAGTAGGGTACGGACCCAGACGAACTCTGGACAAGGTGATGGCACTTTCCACAGTGGCAACACATGCACGCCGCAGAAGTGGGTGGTACTGCACAAGTTTGTCGAAATTGTGCTTACCAAGACGCTGAACCATCAGCCTATGACTCATGTCATGAAGGGTCTGATGAGCGTCAGGTCGTTCCAGACTGCAGCCAGCAGCCTTAACGACAAGGAGGGACAAGATGGAAGGAATAACTCCTCCCTGGATGAACGCCGGGCTATGCCTCTGGTACTTGACGTCTTCGCCGAGTTTGTCAACCTCGCATACAAATGATTTCGTGCTTCGGACGGTGTTTGTTTGTGTATGCCTGGGGTCCCACAGCCGGTCCGAATCGACCAGCCAGGGACCCTAAACTAAGGATATTTGGAGGAGGCACGTGGCCAGCTCCTA